CAGACCCCCTATCTCTATCCCCCCTATTATCCCCCCGTTCCTCCTCCTTCTCCTGAGAGAATGGCGGTAATTTGGAGGAGAAGAAGGCTTCTATCGGTAGGCTTCCGATAGAAGTACAGGAAGGACGTGATATTTTGACCCGTGAGGACACGGACAATCTGTTCAGGCTGCTGGCTATTTACCGCCCAAACGACCCACGCGCCGAGGATATAACCCTGCGATCAGCTTGGGCGCTGGTACTAGAACCATATGACCCGGCGGACGTGAAAGCGGCAGTGGTAGCCTACTTTCGGGAAAAGAAGTTCTGGCCGGACGTGACCGATATCGCTACCCGCTGCCCGCCGCTCCCGCAAACGCAGCATTTGACGCCGCCGTCCCCGACTGGCGGCTACATAGACCAGAAGGTGGAGGCCCTGCGGGCGCGGTGGCAGGAGCTTCGCATCCAACGGAGGTCTATCGGGGTGCCAAGCACGTGGGAAGAGGCAAAAAAGGCAGGGCTGACCGCGGAGGCCTGGATGAATATGCTTGACGAAAGGGGCTTTGCCCTGTGAATAAATACGGAAACAAGAAAGCCGTGCGAAACGGCATCACCTTCGACAGCCAGAAAGAGGCCGCACGGTATGACCAGCTCATGCTCCTGGTGTGCGCCGGAGAGATCAGAGACCTAAAACTCCAGCCGGAGTTCACGCTTCAGGAGGCGTTCACTACGCCGCTGGGCGAGCGCGTGCGGGCCATCCGGTACAGGGCCGACTTTTCTTATGAGCGCCTAACAGAGCCGGACTGCACGGGCACCGTCCACTGGCTGCCTGTAGTGGAGGACGTGAAGGGCTTTAAAACCAAGGAATATGAGCTGAAAAAGAAGCTGATGGCAGGCAATGGCATTCGGGTCGTGGAGGTGTGACGGGTTGATCACATCGGAACCATACGGCGTATCTGGGGCATGTAGGCCGTGGGACAGCCTGGATGCGCAGAGGAGACCGCGCAGGGTGCATACCTGCGACCCGCAGGAGCAGATCGACAAGTGCCTGGCTTGTGAGCGAGAGGACTGCGCGTCATACAGTTGCCCAGAGGTTGGCGGAATGAACAAAAATAAGGCAGAACGGATCAAGCGGGAGCTGGAACCGCTGCTGCGCGCCGGGATCAAGCGAAAGGATATCGCGCAAATGCTGGGCGTGACCACGAGGACTGTGCGGCGATGGATCGAAAAGCTTGGCCTGAACCAGAAAGGCGGTACCCATGAGTAAGCAGATCACCACCAAACAGCTCCATCGCATCCGGGAACTCAGCGGCAGCGGCCTCACCGACGGGGAAATCGCGGCGGAGATCGGTATCTCGGATGGGCAGGCGTTCCGGTGGCGCAAAAAGATGGGACTTCCAGCCGCCGGGCTGCACCGGCACAAACGGACGGTGCACTACACGGTCTACGACGGCGGCACGGACGAGGTGCTTGCCTCCGGCACGGCTGTGGAGGTCGCGCGGCAGATGGGATGGTCGCCAAACTCGACCTACAGCATCATCTGCAAGGCGCTCAAGGGGCGGTACAAAAAATATGCGGTGGTCAAGGAGGGGATTCGGTAATGGATTACATCAACACACTGATTGAGCGGCTGCGGAAGTACAGCCAGCCGCTGGTCGCCTACAAACTGGATGCGGATTTTGCGGATGCGTGTACGGAGGCGGCAGATGCGTTGGAAAAGCTACAAGCCAAGCTGGAGCGCGTGACGCGTGAGCGGGATGCGGCTGTGGAGGACATGAAATGCATAGCGGATAATAGTATGTGCGAATGTTGCGTTCACAACAATTCAGAAGACGAGGAACAATTTTGCGATAAAAATACGATCGTCTATGGGTGCAATCAATTCGAGTGGCGCGGCCTGAAGGAGGCGTAATCAATGAGCTGTGACTGGTGCGAAGGTGGAGCCTGTGACCTTGTATGGGGAGATGGCTTCTACGCTGAAATCGACAATGGGGAGTTGGTAGTCTCTAATTCGTTCGCTGCTGGCGAAGGCCGTAGAAAGATCAATTTTTGCCCTATGTGTGGAAGAGCGCTGGAAGGAGAAAGCTGTGAAACCGATCCTGTTTAACACCGAAATGGTGCGGGCGATATTGGAAGGCAGAAAGACCGTCACGCGGATGGTGGTAAAGCCGCAGCCATTGGACAAGCCAATGTGTTTCCACGACCCCGAAGAGGGCTTAAACATTGTGTGCCATGTTGCTGGGATGGATGTGCTGTACAATTTCTTTCCACCCTACCAGCCCGGCGACACCCTGTGGGTGCGGGAGACGTGGAATGGCGACTGGTGCGACCATTATATCTACAAGGCGGACGGAGGCAGCGCAAAAGCTGCCGGATATGCAGAAGAGCCGAAATGGCGCCCCTCCATCCATATGCCAAAGGAGGCTGCCCGGCTGTTTCTCCGGGTGACGGATGTGCGGGTAGAGCGGTTGCAGGACATTACGGATTATCGGGCGGAGGGCATTCACCCATCGGAGGCTTGCGAAGAATGCTTTGCGGTGCGCGGCGGATGTGATCCGCTTAACTCCCCTACGGGTTGCGACAACGAGATTGACGCATTTGCGGGGCTATGGGACCGCACCGTCAAGCCCGCCGACCTGCCCCTCTATGGCTGGGAGGCCAACCCGTGGGTATTTGTGATCGAGTTTGAGCGGATCAGCAAGGATGAGGCCCTTGGAGGTGGCGGGGATGCCAATTAGAGCTATGCCGTGCGTATCTATCCGATGCGACGGATGCGGACGGGGCCATGACGAAATATACACTACTCCAGCTGCCGAAATGGAGAATTTGAAGCTATATGGGTGGACGGGTACGTACAAAAAGTGCTTTTGCCCGGTTTGTAGCACAGATAAACGTAAGAGAGGAGGCGGAGAGGATGAAGTGTAAGTATGAGCATGACGGCGACTGTTGCAACTTTGGTTCGCCGCAGTATATGTGCAAATGCAAGCCGAAGATCTGCCACAGTGTGGCGCCCGTGACCAACGCAGATCGCATCCGTGCTATGTCAGACGAGGAATTGGAAGCATTTTTGAATGACTGGAGGAGCTGTTCGATGTGCATGAGGCGTGGGAATAATTGCTTCCCACAGGCTGTTGATGTGTGGCTCAGTCAGCCAGCGGAAGGAGAACAGAATGGCGTGTAAAGCAAAAGAGAACGGGAGGGTCGCCAGACGTGGAAAACCGTCAATCGAATGGTTTAAGGACGAGAAGCCGCAGTATTACTGCTATGGGTACATTGACAAGATGACAGACGAGTTGTTGTCGGAGTGCAAAAAGTGCCAAAACCATGTTGACAAGGCACAGGATGATTTGGATGAGTGGAGGGAGCATTATGGTTGAGAAGAAGACCGCATCACACACGCGTGAGAAATTGGACGAAATGATGAAGGAGTGGGCGCAGGATGGCTAAGAACGCACACGCCGCCTACATACAGCGTGCGGTCTACCAGCAGGTGGTGCAGGCGAGGGCAACGCACACCCAGATGTGCCTGGATGCCGCGCTTATCGCCGCCAACGACGTGCTGCAGCTTGGGCCGGGCCGTGCGAAGGAGTTTGCGGATGCGTACTCACAGGCGTTGACCGAGATCGCCAACATGGCGGTCGATGACACCAGAGACCTGGAGTACAGCAAGGCCAAGCTGGACGAGCGCCTGATACAGATCTGCGGCGAGCATTTTGTGCCGTGGGAAGGGAGATATCGCGGTGATGGAGCCGGATAATGCGTTTGCTCTCCACCAACGACCTGACGCGCCTCTCACGGGCCATGAGAGGCATGAAAGAGGACAGGGTGGTAATTACCCTCGGAGGGCGCAAAGTGGCCGCCAGCGTCGTACCGGCGTCTCCCGCGTGGCATGTGGCCATGCTTGTCCGGCTGGAGGTGTGGTGGCCTGGGGGATACGCATCGCAGTATTTTGAGAGCGTGGAGGAGATGAGACGGAGCGTTGGGACGCAAAAAGCCGCCCCATGAGGGGCGGCAGGGACTTGGCTTGGCTGTGACGCTTAGCCGATCAGGTCGCGCACGTCCACGCCGAGGGCGTCGGCAATGGAGAGCAGGTTGCGGGCCGTCATGTTGCCGGGGGCGGCCTCGCCGCTCTCCAGCTTCTGGATCTGCCGGATGTTGACGCCCGCCCGTTCCGCCAGGGCGGCCTGGGTGAGCCCGGCGGCCTTGCGAGCCGCCTGCAGCGATTCCGGGCGCACCCGCTGCAGGGGCCGTCCGCCAAAACCGGCAAAGTATCCAAGCTGCCAGGAGCTTTGCCGGTCCAATGGCTGCACGGACTCGGAGCCGCCGTCCAGGGGAGGCTCCACGCTGGTGATCTCGTCCATCGCCAGGCGGATATCGTCGTCCAGCGCACCCGTCAGGATATGAGCCCTGGAGGCGCTCGTGATCGCGCGGGCGCTGGCGGAGTAGGGACGGGGGGCGGCCAGGCTGATAGCGGGGAGGCGTTCCCTGCCGCCTTCAAGCGCGGCGGAAATGCGGCCGTACATCCAGCCGAAAACATAGGCTTCGCGTGTCGTCATGATGATCCCTCCTCACTGCACCCAGTCGATGTCGATCTCGCCGGATACGTAACGCTCGGCCATGATTATGGCATCCTGATAGGTTCCGGTTCCGTAGGCCAGGCCATTCATTTGCACTCCGCTGCTGACATTAAGCACTTCCCCGGTCTCCTTGTCACAGATCATGCTTGATCTGGCTCTAACAGCAGTCCCGTCCGGGAGTCGGAAGACTTTTTCGGCGATGGTCTTGCACTCCGTGCTGTTCCAGCCCTCGTACATCTTGTTGAGCATATTCATTTTGATCTCCTTTCCGTCAGGCGGCGACGAACGCGCCGGTCAGGTTGTTGACGTAACCGATCTTCTCGGTGCGCTTGCGGTTCCAGGCGTTGGTGTAGACGGCGACCTCGACGTAGGTGCGGTTGTGGCCGCTCTTGGCCCAGTCGTTGACATGGATCTTTGTGTTCCAGTCGATGTCGGAGGCGAGGCGCTCGGCGGTCTTGATGGCTTTGGCCAGCGCCCAGGCGGCTTTGAGCGCGGTGGACATGGGCACGTGGGCGCTGCGGCGGATGCGCCAGGCGTTAACCATGATCTCGTGCTTGTTGTACATACTCGTTACCTCCCTGGGGTCGCCCCTTTGTGATGGTCTTAGTATACGCCATTATTGGCGTAATGTAAATGGGCAGAATCCACAATATTTACGCCAAATTTGGCGCATAATGCACAAAGGGAGGGAGCCATGGAGCGACAGGAGCAGGATGCGATGATCAACGCTTACGCCTGGCTGGTACGGGCCTGCGCGGTACGGCTGGGCGCACAAAACGACGACGACGCGCTCCAGTGCGGACTGATCGGGCTGTGGGAGGCCTGCAGGGCATGGGACGGCAAGCGATCCTTTGTCCCAATGGCGCGGCGGTGCATCACACACAACATCATCGACTGCCTGCGCGCCCAAAAGCAGGACGCACGGCTCCCAGACGACCTGGGCGGGGACGAGGACGAGGCGCGCAGGATGGACGACGCGGAGTTTTGGGCGTCTGCACGGAGCCAATGCACCTTGCGGGAGTACCGCACGCTCGACCTGATCCTCCGGCATGGGCTGAGCAAGACCGCCGCCGCCCAAAGGATGGGATGCTCCCGGAGGACCGTACAGAGGCTGTGCAAGAGTGCGTATCGCAGGCTGCAAGCACAATGATACAATATAATAATACGAGTCCAAAAATTTTTTTGATCCGGCTTTCCGTTGCGGCACAATGGATTTCCGGATTTTCCCATTTTATGGGTGCCCGTTTTGGCCTCCTCCATTCGCACTACTATAGTAGGAGTACAGAGTTGAGGGCAAGGAGGGATACGGCATGCCCAGCAAGGGATACCTCAAATACACGCAGGATGAGCTGGAGACGCGCATCGATCAGTATTTCGACCGCTGCCACGAGCAGGATAAGCGCGTCACCTGGCCCGGACTCGCGGTCGCCCTGGGCCTCTCCACAGAGACGCTGAGGGTTTGGATGCTGGATGAGGAGGGCAAGTATAAGGCTGTTTCTGCTGCCGTAAAAAAGGCCTCCGACCGGATGAGCGACGAGATCCAGCAGCGCAACGACCCGATGGCCATCTTCCAGCTCAAGCAGCAGTGCTACGGCGGCTACACCGACAAGCGGGAGCAGGAGCACGGACAAACGCTCAAGATTAATGTGTCGTTCGGTGATTCCGGTGCGGACTCAGCAAAATGATATTTTTGTTGAGTACGCATAACTCTTGTAAACATTGCGGCACAATGGATTGCGGATTCGGTAAACCAATCGGCAACCATAGATAGCCCCACGTTGTGCAGGTTGACGGGCTTATAAGCGGCCCCGCGCGGGGCTTGTCCAGGATGGCCGAGCGTCCTGCGTGGGATGGTGGAGGAGCAAGATAAGACCGTTGACACCACCCCGACTGTGGGGATGGCGGAAAAACAGGTGGGCGCTTTGGAGCGGGTATAGGGCGTATTCAGCACCCCCGCAAATCCAAGTGAGGGGTGCTACAAAACAGGGGGTGCCCAGCAGTGGAAGCCAGTCCAAAAATTTCAAAAGCAAATGCTGTGGTGCGCTGGCCCTGGATCTTGTGCCCGGTGACCTGGTCGAAGATCGGATGTGTTGCGGCCGGTGCGCATGGGGCAGGAGTAGCGCCGTACTGCCGGAAATGCGGGGAAGCGCACCCGGTAAAACTGGAAAAGTAAGAGCCCGTAGAGGCCGATGGATGTGCGAAAGCACGTCTGTCGGTCTTTTTTGTTTGTGAGGTGTCGGGGATGCCGCCAAGGGGCAGGCCGAAAAAAAGCGCAGGCGGGGAAGTCAATCTGGATATGGGCGCGCTGTATCCGAAGCAGCTTGCGTTCATGAACACAAAGGCTCGTTACACAGCTTACGGAGGAGCCCGTGGCGGCGGGAAGACGCACATTTTGATCCGGAAGGCGGTCAAGGGTGCGTTGGAGTATGAGGGAATGAAGATCCTCATCCTGCGCCGGACGTACCCGGAGCTGGAGGCGACGATCATCCAGCCGATGATAAAGCTCATCAATTCCGCCACAGTAAACAACCGGCCCTGCGGAGAGATGATTGCCACCTACAACGGGACGCTCCGGATGCTGTTTTTTGCCAACGGTTCGACCATCAAGTTCGGCCATTTACAGTCGGCCAACGCGATCACGGAGTATCAGGGCCAGGAGTATGACTGGATCTTCATGGACGAGGCCACCCACTTCACGGAGTATGAGTTCCGGACCATCGGCGCAACGCTGCGCGGCGTGAACCGGATCCCAAAACAGTTTTTCTTGACCTGCAACCCCGGAGGGGTAGGGCATCAATGGGTAAAGCGTCTGTTTGTCAGCCGGGAATATGAGCCGGGCGAGAAGGGAAAGGATTACCTGTTCATTCCTGCCACGGTAGAAGACAACAAGGCTCTGCTGGAATCATCGCCAGAGTACCTGCAGATGCTGGAGCACTTGCCGGAAGACATCCGAGCAGCACATCGCTATGGCGATTGGGATGCGATGGCCGGACAGTTCTTTTCCGAGTTCAAGCGGGAGACACATGTGGCAAAGCCATTTCTGCTCCCGAAGGAGTGGCCGCGATACCGGGTATTCGACTATGGTCTTGACATGTTTTCCTGTTATTGGGTCGCCGTTGATTTTGACGGGAGGCTTTGGTTTTACCGGGAGTTCTGCGAGTCCGGCCTGATCGTGTCGGAGGCGGCGCAGGCCATGCGGCGGCTGACACCGGCGGATGAGTTTATCCAGTACACCGTAGCGCCGCCTGACATGTGGAGCACGCTGAAGGACACAGGGCGAACGATGGCAGAGGTGTTCACGCAAAATGGGATCGGTCTGGTGAGGGCGTCCAATGCCAGAGTGCAGGGCTGGCTGCTGATGAAGGAGTTTTTGAAGCCGATGGCGGACGGGAAGCCTGGCCTCATGGTGTTCCAGGACTGCGCCAGACTGATCCGGGACATCCCAGCGCTGCAGCATTCCGAAAAGAATCCATCCGACTGTGCCACAGAGCCGCATGAGATCACCCACAGCCCGGACGCATGCCGTTATTTTTGCGCGTTTCGGGCAATGGGGGCGACGAGGGAAGAGGTTCGAAACGGATACGAGGAAGACGATGAGCTGGAGGACTACGACGACGCCATGTGCGGAGGGGAAGCGGACCGGAGTTATCTGGCCTACGGCTGACGGAGGTAAAAAAGATGGTTTTCAGGCGAATGTTAGAGGCGCTGGAGCGGATCGAACGCAAGCAGGACGAGCTCCGTGCCGGACTGGATGCGCTCGGAGATATTGTAGCCGCGATGGACGGCACTATGGACCCGTTCCGGCTGGATGATAAGCGCATGCAGGACGGGATATCCAGCATTTTGGGGTATCAGCCCGGCAAGGGGCGTGACCGGTGATGGAGCAGAAGAGACAGACGCCGGAAACGGTATGGGCGGAGTACGACAAGGGAGTTGACTTTAAAAACCAACTCAATTTGTACGACACGGTACGAAGCAACGAGGACTTTTACATCGGGAAGCAGTGGGAGGGCGTACAGTCCAATGGACTGCCCACTCCGGTTTTCAATTTTATCAAGCGGATCATTCTGTTCCTGGTCGCATCAACGTCTACCGACAACATCAAGATGAGCGCGTCTCCGCTCTCTTCTACCGGGGCGAACACATCCGAGGAAATGGAGCGCGTCTGCACCATTGTGAACGCGCAATTCGAGGCTCTGTTCGAGCAGAACAAGCTTGGGAAAAAGATAAGAACGTTCATGCGCAACGCGGCTGTGGATGGAGATGCATGCATCTATACCTGGTTTGACCCGGACGTGGAGACCGGACAAATCGCAAAAGGCGCGATTCGCACGGAACTGCTGGAGAACACGCGGGTGATTTTCGGGAATCCAAACTGCAGGGAGGTACAGTCACAGCCTTACATCATTGTTTCCCGTCGGGAATTAGTAAGCGCAGTCAAGCGCAGGGCAGAGCAGTTCGGCGGAAGCGCGGATACAATCCGGCCCGATACGGACGAGGCGAACGACCGCTTTGACGCCATGACAGACGGGAAGGTGACCACGCTGATGCGGCTATGGATCGACCCAGAGTCCAAGACGCTGAAAGCGCTGGAGACGACCAAGGATACAGTGATCCGTCCCGAGTGGGATACCGGACAGAAACTGTACCCGATCGTATGGATGAATTGGGACTACGTCCAAAACTGCTATCATGGACAAGCAGCCGTGACCGGGCTGATCCCGAACCAGATCTTTGTGAACAAAATATTTGCAATGACCATGATCTCACTGATGACGACGGCCTACCCCAAAGTGGTCTATGACAAAACCAGGATAGGGAAGTGGGATTCGCGCGTTGGCGCCGCAATCGGCGTGAACGGAGGAGACGTAACGAATGTGGCCAAGGCCATTGATCCAGCTGTGATCTCCCCGCAGGTGAGCCAGTTTATTGAGCTTGCGATCAGTCTGACCAAGGAATTTATGGGGGCCACGGATGCGGCGCTGGGCGATACGAGGCCGGACAACACCAGCGCCATCATTGCGTTGCAGAAGGCGTCCTCTGTCCCAATGGAGCTGACAAAGCAGGAGCTGTTCCAGTGCATTGAGGACATGGGAAATATTTGGCTTGATTTGATGCGCACTTGTTACGGGGCCAGATTCGTGGAAGTTTCCCCGTCCGAAGCAGAGCAGCAGGCGATGGCGTCCATGGGCATGACGCAAGAAATTGGTCCGAAGCCGGTTTTGTTTGATTTCTCGGTCCTGGAAAGCATACCGCTGTCTCTGAAGCTGGACGTTGGCGGCAGTGCTTACTGGAGCGAGATCGCACAGATGAACACGCTGGACAACCTGTTGATGCAGGGACAGATTTCCGTGATCGACTACCTGGAGCGAGTACCAAACGGATACATATCCAACCAGCAGGAGCTGATCCAGACGCTGCGCGACCGGCAGAACATGGCGCAGATTGGGACACAGGCGGAAGAGCCTTCCGGGCCGATCACTGATTTCAATCAACCCGCCGAGGTTTCCCCCGGAGGCGGATATGGGACGCTGCAGCGTATTTTGAACACCACCGGGGCGGAGGGCCTCAAATTGACCAAAAGCTGACCGGCAGACCAGCCGGTTATGATACCAACCGCCAGACCAGGCGGGGAAGGAGCTTTTTATGGACGAAACGACGACTGCCAACACCTTTGACGACGCCGAACTGGAGGCCGCCTGGGCCGAAGAGGAGGACGCAATGGTGGAGGACGGGGCGCACGAGACGGAAGACCAGCCGGAAGACGCGCAGCAGCAGGCAGACCAGCCTGCGGCCCCGGAAACCGAAACGCCCCCGGAGCAGAGCGCGGAAGAGGAAAGGGCAGACCAGCCCCAGCTCTTCACGCTGAAGTACCGGGGAGAACAGCTTCAGGTGACGCAGGACGAGATGGTGGCACTGGCCCAGAAGGGCCGGGACTACGATACGGTGCGTCAGGAGCGGGATCAGCTGCTCCAGTACCGGCAGGAGGCAGACCCGGCGCTGGAGCTGGTCCGCGGCTACGCCCAGCGCAACGGCATGACCGTTGGGGACTACCTGGACTACTGCCGCAGGCGGGAGCTGATGTCGCAGGGGATCAACGAGCAGACCGCAAACGCGCAGATCGCCGTGGAAAAACAGCAGGCCGCGCTGCAGCGGCAGAACGCAGAGGCCGCGGCCGCGCGGAGGCAGCAGGAAGCCGAAGCCGATCAGGCCCGGCAGCGGCAGGAGGCGCAGCGGAAGGACTTTGCCGCCTTCCTGGGCGCTTACCCCGGCGTGAAGACCACGGAAATCCCCAAAGAGGTGTGGGAGAAGGTGGCCCAGGGCGAGAGCCTGGTCAGCGCCTACACCATGCACCGCAACCGGCAGCTCGAGGCGGAGCTGGCCGCCGAGCGACAGAACCGGAAGAACCAGCAGCGCACCACCGGCAGCCTGTCCGACCCCGCAGGCGGGGACAAGAAGGACGACATCGACCGCTGGTGGAATGAGGACGACTAAAAGTCAGAAAGGATAACCTATGGCAATCAATCTTGCAAGCAAATTTTCCGATAAGGTGGCCGAGCGCTTTACCCAGCGCTCCCTGACCGACGCATACGCCGGGAAAAGCTATGACTTCTCCGGCGTGAAGAGCATCAAGATCTACTCCGTGGACTCCGTGCCCGTGGGCGACTACACCCGCTCCGGCTCCACCCGCTTCGGCAGCCTGACCGAGCTGGGCGACACGGTACAGGAGATGACCATGACCCAGGACAAGAGCTTCACCTTCTCCGTGGACGCGGGCAACGACGCAGAGCAGCTCAACATCAAGCAGGTGACCAAGCGCCTGCGCATGAACTGGGACGAGCAGGCCACCCCCCTGATCGACAAGTACCGCTTCTCCAAGTGGATGAACGGGGCAGGCCTGTTAACTGCGGAGAGCGCAGATCTGACCAAGGCCAATATCGTGGAGAAGGTCATGGACGGCACTGCAGCTATGAGCAACAAGCTGGTGCCCCTGACCAACCGCACCCTGTTCATCAAGGAGAGCCTGTACATCAAGGTCAAGCTTGCCTCCGAGATTGTCGGCATCGACAAGCTGGGCGGCAAGAGCGTTGGCAACGGCGTGGTGGGTGAACTGGACGGCATGAAGATCGTCCGGGTGCCCGACGTGTACTTCCCCGCCGGGGTCAACTTCTTCATCAAGTACAAAAATGCCACCGTGGACCCCATGAAGCTCAAGACCCTGCGGGTGCAGAGAGACCCTGTTGGCATCGACGGCGATGTGGCCGAGTGCCGCTTTATGCACGACGCCTTTGTGATCGGCACCAAGGCCAACGGCCTGTATGTGGACGTGGTGGCCGCCAGCGCCCAGGCCAACCCCGTCATCGCCAAGAGCTCCAGCACCTGGACCATCACTTCCGCCAACGCGACCAGCATCAAGTACACCACCGACGGAACCGACCCCAAGACCTCCGGCACCGCGCAGACCTATTCGGAGGCGCTGTCCGGCCTTGCCTCCGGCACCGTCATCAAGGCCTACGCAGCCAAGACCGGGCTGCTGAACTCCGGCGTGACTGAGTTCACCGTCTAAACGCCATCGGGGTAGGGCCCAACTCCGAGCCCTACCCCGATTTTTTCTGATAGAAATTGTTCAGTGCCTCATCCAGACCGTCATACGGCGAGACGCCGCTGCGCTTGCAGGACTCCAAATAGTCCAGTTTTTTCTGAAGGATCCGCTCAAGGTTCCGGTCCCTGGCCCTGCGCCTTCTGCGTCGGAGTGCGCTCATAAGGCACCAGATAGGATAGATGTGCAAATAAAATGGACGCATGGTGAGGGTCACCTCCTGTAAGGTGATTTTACCAGAACGAATGTACGATTTCAACCGGATAATCGAACAAAAATTCGATTTCCGGTTTGTGAAGGAGGCCGAACTATGGCGACAACGGCGATGCAGGTGTTTGAGCTTGCCATCCACCTGATGGACGAGGCCAACGAGAGCACCGGGTCGGTGGATACGGCGGACACCAGGGAGTACAAGAACCGCACACTGGCCATCCTGAACATACTGCGGGTGGAGTGCTTCCCGGCCTCGGACACCTGGGCCGTATCGGAGGCGGGGAAACGGCCCGTCTGCCCGCTGATCACGGATTTTACGACGCCCATCGGGCTGGACGACGGCATCTGCCAGGGCGTGATGCCCTACGGGCTGGCGGCCCACCTGCTGCTGGACGAGAACACGAAAATGGCGGCCTACTTCAACCAGCGCTATGAGGAGCTGCTGGACGAGGCGCACCGCGCCATCCCAGCCGGGAGCGAGGCCATCGAAGACCTGTACGGCGGCATCGGCATGGGCCGGTTTGCGAGGTGGTAGCATGGCAAAGATCGACGTCAGCGACGACGCCAAGATCCTGCAGATCAAAAAATGGCTGGGGCTGAACGAGTCGCCCGACGGGGACACCAGCCTGAAGACCGGCGAAGCCGCCGAGATGCGCAATTTCCGCATCACGCGGGAAAACCACCTGCAGATCCGGCCCGGCTACGGCGCGAAGGTGACGCTGGCCGCAACCGGTGGGGATGGGACGGCTCACCCGGTGCGCGGGCTTTGGGCGGGGCATGTGGCGGGTGTGTTCCACCTTTTGTGCGCCTGCGGCGGGCATCTGTGGGATGTGGATGCGTCTGCATGGACCAAGACGGACCTGGGGGAGATCACCGACGCGGAGACCTTCCTGTTCGGCTTTGCGAAAAAGGTCTATCTGCTGACCGGGTCGGAGTATTACTGCTGGACCGGGACGGGCAGCGTGGCGGCGGTGGAGGGGTACGTGCCCATTGTGGCCACGGCGACCGCGCCCTCCGGCGGAGGGACGCTGCTGGAGAGCGTGAACAAGCTGACCGGAAAGCGCAGGCAGCAGTTTTCCCCGGACGGGACGGCGAGCGAGTTCATGCTGGTGGAGACCGGGATCGACGAGGTCCTTTCCGTAGAAGGGACGGACATCACCTGGACGGCGGATACCGCCGCGGGGAAGGTCACCTTCGCCTCTGCGCCCGCCAAGGGTACCAACACCGTCACCATCACCTGGCGGAAGGGGGACGGGAACCGGAGCGGCGTGACGGCCATGCGCTTTGCGGAGCTGTACAACGGCGCTTCGGACAGCCGGGTGTTCCTGTACGGGGACGGCACCAATCAGGCCGTCTACAGCGGCCTGGACAGCGCGGGAAGCCCAACGGCGGAATATTTCCCCGACCTGAACGTGATGGCAGTGGACTCCGCCAACACGCCCATTACCGCCATGATCCGCCACTACGACCGGATGCTGGTGTTCAAGACCGGCTCCGCCTACGCCTGCCAGTATTCCACCGTCACGCTGGCGGACGGGCGATTGACGGCGGCGTTCTACACCAGCTCCCTCAACCGGGAAATCGGCTGCGCCGCGCCGGGACAGGCCCGGCTGGTGGACAACAACCCCAGGACGCTCCACGGGCGCGGCGTATACGAGTGGGCGCTGACCGTGAACTCCACCCGAGACGAGCGCAACGCAAAGCGCCTGAGCGACCGGGTGGAGGCCACCCTGACCGACTTCGACCTGACCGGGGCCCGTACCTTCGACGACGAGGGGCGGCAGGAGTATTACGTGCTTTACGGCGACCGGGCGCTGGTACACAACTACGCCAACGACACCTGGTATTATTACGACCACTTCCCCGTGCGGGGCATGGCGGAGGTGGACGGGGAGATCTACTTCGGGACGCCGGACGGGCGCATCATGCATCTGTCCCGGGACTACCGGAACGACGACCTCGCGCCCATCGACGCCTATTGGGAGTCCGGCTCCATGGACTTCGGGCAGGACTGGAAGCGCAAGTATTCCTCCAACGTATGGGTCTCCATCAAGCCGGAGGGGCAGGCCATCGTGACCATGAAGGCCGAGTCCAACGTCAAATCCAACTATGTGGGCAAGATCGTGGCGTCCGGCCTTGTGACGCTCAGCCATGCCAACTTCGCGCACTGGTCGTTCGGGACCAACCGGAAGCCGCAGGTGATCCGGGTGCGGATGAAGGTCAAGAAGTTCACCTTCTACAAGCTGATTTTTGAATCGAACTCGTCTTCCGCCACCGCGACCATCCTGTCGGCTGACCTTCAGGTGCGGTACACGGGAGACGTAAAGTGACGGGAGGATACCATGTCTCTTACACCACTCAACAGCGATCTTGACGTCGTACAGTCCCTGGTGATCCCGGGGCTGGACAGCGATCTTGACATCATCCAGAAGCTGGACGACGAGCCCAATGACGTGGGCGGGTTGACGGCGGCCCAGCTCAAGGCCAAGTTTGACGAGTCCGGGAACACCATCAAGACCTACCTCAATGATACCCTGCTCCCCGCCCTCAGCGACACGGTAGCCGAGGAAGAGGTACGCGCAGCGGCGGAAACACAGCGCCAGGCAAACGAGAGCGCCCGGGTGAGCGCGGAATCTGCCCGCGCGAGTGCGGAGGGCTTGCGTGTCACGGCGGAAAGCGCCCGGGCCACGCAGGAGGGCGCACGGGCAGACGCGGAAGCGGCGCGGAGCGCTGCCGAGACCGCCCGGGGGAGCGCGGAGAGCACACGCTCCGCCCAGGAGAGCAGCCGGGTGAGCGCGGAAGCCGGCCGCGTCGGCGCGGAAAGCGCCCGTGCGGCCGCCGAGCAGGCCCGCGCCGGGGCCGAAACAGCACGTGTGAGCGAGTTCTCAGCGCTGAAGGCCCAGAGCGAGAGCGCCACAGCCGCGGCGAACACGGCGGCTGGCAAGGTCAACAACATGACCGTGCAGGCATCCACCGGGGCAGCCGGGAGCAGCGCTTCCGTGACCCGTGGAACGAATGCGCAGGGCGGAATTGAACTGACCTTCCAGATTCCGAAGGGCGACAAGGGCGAGACCGGGGCCACCGGGGCACAGGGCCCCAAGGGGGACACCGGAGCGCAGGGCCCACAAGGGATCCAAGGCCCGCCGGGGCCTGCCGGGAGCGGCAGCGGCGATATGCTTGCTTCCACCTATGACCCTACCGGCAAGGCGCAGGACGTGTTTGCTTACGCGGACCGCAAGAACGTTCTGTATGTGACCGTTACGCTTGTAGAACAACTCGAAGACAGGTGGGTCTGTACGGCAGATCACACTGTTGCGGAGGTCGCTTCGGCAGCCGCGGAAGGCCGTGCCGTGATCGCCCGCCTCCCGGAAACGACTCCGTATGGAACAAATTATAACCAGTTTACGTTGGTATACGTTAGTCAAGGCACCAACGGATATACCGCACATTTCATGTATACCAGGTACGGGACCGACTGTGTCTTTGAAATGTACGAAGACAGCTGCCAGTATTATAACGAGCCGATTGCGGCGGAAGATATCGGCGCATTGCCTGCATCCGGCGGAACCATGACCGGCGCGCTGACGCTCTCGGGCAATCCGACCGCGAACCTGCACGCCGCCACGAAGCAGTATGTGGATGGGGCAGCTGCAAAGCCGGTTAGCGTCTCTGTGCTACTTCCAATATCAGCTTGGAGCCCAGCCGGGGATGGCTTCTTGTACAACCCAACTGTGAGCGGAGTGTCTACCAGCAATATAATTATTGTCGCTCCAGCTCCAACAAGTATTGACGCTGCCATGAACGCAAACGTTAGGTGTCTCGCACAATCCACAAATTTTTTATCGTTCTATTGCGATAGTGTCCCATCCAAAGATTTGAACTACAACGTTTTAATTCAGGAGGTATAGTGATGCCGGTTTTTAATTCGCTTGTGGTTCCTGGTTCATTTGGAAAGCCGAAGGCGCTCCAAATCTCCATTCCAGCCTCCGGTTGGGATGCGTCCGCCAAGACACAGACGGTGACGGCGACCGGTGTGACCGCCACAAACGCCGTAACGCCGTCCCCTGCACCGGCCAGCTGGGAAGCGGCAGGAACCGCCGGAGTGCGCTGTACCGCACAGGACGCAGACAGTCTTACCTTCACATGTTCCGAAGTTCCGACCGCTGACCTGACCTACAACGTCCTGGTCCAGGAGGTGCAGTGATGCCGATCTTCAATCCGATCCTGGTGGGAGGCGGGAAATCGGTTATCCCGCTGGTAGATGCCGGAAGCACAGCGAAGGGCCTTGCGCAGGGAACTTATACACTTTCCGGCAATGGAACTGCGATGGACCTGTCGCGTGAGTCTACATCATATCAATATTATTCAGACTCAATTTATATCGCCGATACCGACAGATACCTGCTGATCATGTTTTACAGGGACGCAGGTACGCTTTCCGGATACGGGTTTTCCAAATCCGGAACCTATACCATAAGTTACAATACGCTATTATCGCTTAAACGATATAGGATGCAGTTTTAATTAAAAAACGCCGCCCAGTGAGGGCGGGAAAAAAGAAAGGAAGCTCATCATGAAAAACACCATCAACTGGAACCTCCTGACCCCCGCCATCTTTGCTGTTGGGGAAGCCAACAACTGCGATCTCGGCGTGGCCGCAGACCGGTGCATGCAGAACATCCGCGATGGCCGCGCGGTCAACGCCATGGGTGAGCTGCCCATCGCCCATCAGGTGGACTGGCCCCGCATCGGCAAGGCGTATGCCGCCATGGACGATGGTGAGCGCAAGGCGGTCAATGACGGCCTCAATGCCTGGCTGCGCACCATACGGGGCAACTACAAGGCCCTGACCGGCCTGTGGCGCGCCAAGGACTACGACGCCATGGTCAAGCTGATGGAGGGCGCGAGCGACCCCGGCCCCATCAGCGGGGACAAGCCCGGCAAGCGCGATGCTTAACAGCCGGGACATCGACGACCTGCGCGCGGACGTAGCGGCCAACTGCCGGGTCTGGATGCAGCTGTGCCGGGATGCGGGCCTTGCGGTCTGCATCACCGGCACGGTCCGGGACCGGGCGTACCAGGAATACTGCTACCAAAACGGGACCAGCAAAGGGCGCGTGCCTACCTTCCACGCCCAGGGCGTGGGGCTGGCCTTCGATTTCTGCAAAAACGTCAAGGGGCAGGAGTACTCCGACCCGGCGTTTTTCCAGCGGGCCGGGGAGCTTGGGGAGCGGGTCGGCTTCGAGTGGGGCGGGCGGTGGAAGTCCTTTCCCGACCGCCCTCATCTGCAATGGAGCGGCGGCGGGAAATACACCAGCAGCATGATCCTGGCCGGTCAGTATCCGCCGACCATGCCGCTGTACAAGGAAAAGGAGACCGCAATGACTACAGAAGAAGCCAAGAGCACATTGAAAGCCAAGGCCGGTCTGAGCGATACCACCATCGAGTACCTGTGGAGCTACCGCTGGGGCGATGAGCTGCTGGTCAAGCTGGCCGAGGCGATGGAGGGCACTTAATGGAGAACGTTGTACACATCAAAAACGCCGTGCTGGCTGCCCTGGCCGCGTTCGGGACGTTTGTTGCAAATGCTTTGGGAGGGTGGGATGCCGCCTTGCAGGTGCTCATCGGGCTGATGGCGGCGGACTACGTGACCGGCCTGATCGTGGCCGGGGTGTTCAAGCGCTCCGGCAAGAGTGAGACCGGGGCATTGGAGAGCCGGGCGGGCTTTAAGGGCCTCGTGCGCAAATGTATGATTTTGATGCTGGTGTGGGTAGCCACCATGCTGGATTGCCTGACCGGTGCCGCCTACATCCGAACTGCCGTTTGCCTGTTCTTCATCGGCAACGAGGGGCTGTCCATCCTGGAGAACACCGCGCTGATGGGGGTACCGTACCCGGCCTTTATCAAAAACGCCCTGGAAGCCATGCGGGACAAGGGCGACGGGGCGAAAACGCAGGAATAGAGTATTGGGGGCGCTGTGCCGGTACGGCGCGGCGTCCTCTTTTTTTACGGAAAGGAGCCGGTTATGGCGATTGTTTACGGAGACTACCCCCTGAAAAAGAAGACCAACTCGTCCACCGTGTCCGGCAGCGGGAGCCAGAGCAGCTATGACCGCCGAAACGGAACATCGGATGAGAGTTACACGCCGACGGCGGCGTCGAGCAAGACGATCGACGACTACAAGAAGGACTACGCCGCCGCAGCCGCCCGTGGAGACGCCGCCGGGATGAAGGCGGCCAACGACGGGGCAAACGCCATCCGCACCGCGCAGGGTCAGGCGGCACAGGTGGCCAGCAATGATATCGCAAAGGTGCAGTCCGGCGGCACGTCCGGCATGGTGTCCAATCCGGGCCGGTACGACGACGGGGGCTACTCCGGGAGCAGGCCCGTCCAAAAGCCTGCGTATCCCACGCCGTTGAAACCGGACATCGGGATCAGCAAGCCGGGGCAGACGCCGCAGCTCACACCGCTGAGCGTTGGAACCGCCGGTGCGCCTTCATACACGCAGGCCGGCACGGACAGCTACGGGAAGACCATTGCCGACTACAGCCGGGATTACAACGACGCCAAAGCCCGCGGGGACGCGGCTGGGATGCAGCTGGCCAATGACAGGGCCAATGCCATCCGCCGCGCCGCCGGCCAGCAGGAGCAGTACGCCACGGCGGACATCAACAAGGTAGCCGGGGGGCAGTACCAGCAATATTACGCCAACAACGACCTGAGGGGGGTGGGGAACCTCTACCTGGGCACCATGGCCACCAACGAGCGGAACCTGGACGCGGCGGAGGCGGCGGGGAACACGATCCGGCTGGAAGACTATCTGCCCAACATTGTGCAGCTGGCGCGGAACACCGGCATGGACGTGGGCGTGGCCATCGACATGTTTGTGAACAACATCCGAAACGGCCGTGCGGTGGACGGCGGGGACGTGGGCGTGGATTATGCCTCGCTGCAGAAGCTGTACAACAACATGGGCGCGTTCAACATGAACACCGAGGTCAACCGGTTTATCCGGGAGTACAAGAACAACGGACTGCTCTACGATCCAAACAGCGCCCTGTACGGGCAGAGCTACGGCGTGGGGCTGAACGCGGGCACCGGCGTGACGCGGGACCCGGTTACGGGGCAGCTCGTGCCCAATCCGACCGGGACGGCGGGTCAGGCAATTCCATTCACCGGGGCGGGGAACGGGCAATCTGCTGCCCTGCCCACGACCGGGGGAACCGGGACGGGCGGTACGGCGGGCAACCTGAGCGGCTACGGCGTCAACGACCATTCCGACCTGATCGAGGCCATGAACCGGTACCAGCAGGAAGCTGCCCTGGCCGAGCTGCGCGCGGCTTACGAAAAGAATCTGGCCGGGCTGGACCGCACGCAGGCTTCCATCGCGCCGCAGTATGCCAGCGCCCGCAATCAGGCGGCGGCGCAGGCGGCCATCCAGCAGCAGGCGTTCAACGAATACGCCGCGGCCAACGGCCTCAACACCGGGGTCGGGGGACAGGCGCAGCTTGCCTTCGGAAACGCCCTGCAGAACGACCTGTCCGGCATCAACACCGCCGAGGCCAACAGCATGGCCGATCTGGAGCTGCAGCGCAGCCAGGCGGAGATCGACTACAACAACGCCATTGCCAAGGCCCAGGCCGAGGGGAACTACCAGCTGGTACAGCAGCTCTACCAGGAGAAGGTGCGGGTGGACGAGGCCTACCGGGAAATGATCGTGTGGCAGGCGGAGCAGGACCTGGCCCGGCAGCAGCTGGCCATCAGCCAGAACCAGTGGCAGCAGAGTTTTGACGCCAGCCAGAACCAGTACGCGCAGGAGCAGGCGCTCCAGACCGCCGCGACGCTGGCGCAGCTCGGCGACTTTTCCGGCTACAGGGCCCTTGGCTATTCGGACGACCAGATCGCGGCCATGACGGCCTATTATCAGCAGAGCCGGACGGCAAGCGAGCCGGTGCTCTCCTACAGCCAGATGGTCAGCGCCATCGAGGCGGGGAACGTCACGCCCAACGTGATGCAGGCCTACGAATATTACATGGGCACTCCCTGGACGAATGGGACGGCGGCGCTGTACCAGAAGAGCACAGGCAAGTCTTCCGGAGGGGGCGGAGGAGGCAATGATACGTCCATGACGCTCACCACGGCAAAGGCCATGGCGGAGGCTGGTCAGTTCACCGATGCGGTCTTGGACACATTCTACAAGGCTGGATACAACGACGCGTATTTGAAAGTTACCTACGGGTACGACCCGGGCAAGGGGCAGCCGGATGCGCAGGAGGCCGGATACAATGACGCCTATTTCCGTCAGGCGATGAACAGCCTGTCCACTCTGCTGGCGCAGGGGAAGGGCAATGCGGCGGTATCCGGTCTGGACAGCATCTGGAGCAAGCTTTCCAAGGCGCAGAAGCAGCAGGCGCAGACGCTGCTGAACGGGTACGGATACACCTATTACGAGTAGGAGGGCGGCGTATGGGTAAACTGATCAAAACGGGCGCGGCAACCACAAAGAAATACTTTCAGACCAAGCCCGCTGAAACTCCGCCGACCCCGACGGCAGACGCGGCCAAAACGCTGCTCTCCTCCGGGGTGAACCCGGTTGCTCCGCAGGGGAAAACCATTGGATTACCAAACCCGGTGACGGGGCCCATCGCCCCTGCCGCGCAGAGCGCGCGTACCGTGACCACCCTTCCGGTGATCCAGACCCTGCCCACCGTGGCCGACCGCAGGGCGGCACGGGAGGACGCCGCGGCGCAGAAGAACATTGCGGTCCCGGCGGCCGGACTTGGAGGCGGGAGCGCCTCCGCCCGGGCCGGGGCCAGCCGCTCCAGTTCGGCGCAGGCGCAATCCGGCTTCCTGGACGGATTGACCGTACTTCCGTCCTCCCCACAGCAGTTTGCAAAGGATTTTGCTTATGGGGCGGAACGGGCGGGGGCCGGGCTGCTGAACGCGGCGGAAAATGTGACCGACTTGATCGGCTCCGGCTTCTACAAGGGCCTGCAGGGGATTACATCCCTGGGCGGCGCGGCCAGCAACCCGGTATCGGAGTGGGCGGGCCGGAACGCCGACGCGTTCCTGGACAACAGCGTCAGTCGGGATTGGGAAGAGAGCATCCGGGAACGTTATCAGCCCACCAAAGGGGCGGAGAACCTGACCGGCATTGGGCAGTCGGTCGTGCAGATGCTGCCTGGGATCGGAGCGTCCAAGGCAGTGTCGGCGCTTGCTGGGGCCTCCAACGCCCTCAACGCCGCCAAAGCGCTTCGAACGGGCGAGGCGGCAGGGCGGGCACTGTTCGGCCTTCAGGCGGCGGGCGGCGGAGCCAACGAGGCCAGGGCAGAGGGGGCCGGTACCGGGAAGGCGCTGGCCTACGGCGCGGCCTCCGGCCTGCTGGAAACCACGATCGAGGGCATTGCGGGTGGAATCCCCGGCCTTGGGAAGGGGAAAATCGGGGAAATCGCCCAGGCCGTCAAGGCAAGCCCCGCGGTAAGCAAGGCGCTTGATATCGCGGGCGAGGGCGGAGAGGAAGCTTTGTCTGCGATCCTGACCCCGTACCTGAAGCGGGCCATCTACGACCCGGACGCGGAGAACGCGACCGCACAGGAGATCGCGCAGAGCGCAATCCTGGGCGCTGTGGCTGCCGGAGTGCTCCAGGCCGGGATCGAGCTGCCGGGCGCTGTAAGCAACGCGGTCTCAGACATCCGCAGCACCCGCGCCGCCATCGGCAGCAACGCCGACATCGCCAGACGCGCCGGACAGCGCCTGAGCACGCCGCAGACACTCCCGGTGCGGGATAATCCGCTGGTCACACTGCTTCCGGATGCGAGCAAGGTCATGCAGAACCTCCCCGGCTCTCCCTTTGAGAGCGCACAGGCGGTGCAAACACAGCCGGTCAACACCGATCCCATCCAGACAATGAACGCCGCTCCTGCGGGCGCTGTGGAGGCAGCAGGTCAAAATAAAACCGCATCCACGGGGGAGACGGGGAAAATCAACCCAGGGGCAAGGCCGACGATTCGTGAAACAGTTGGCAGTATGCCGAGCGCAGAATATCAGGTGCCGCATATTTCCATGCCAGCAGAAGCGCTGGTTGATGAGGACGGCAGTCAGGTTACGGAAAGCAAGATCCCGTCTGCAATACGGAAGTATATGAACCGATTGTTCCGAGGGAAGGTTTTGAGCGTAGGCCGGGACCATAAAGTCTACATAGACCGCGGTGGGATTCGTGAGTTCACATTCCCGGCACAGCGGTTTTCTGGTGAGCTAAAGACTGCAAAAATGACAGCCGGGGCCAATTTGAACAGTACGCTTGAACCTGCAGTATTCCTGCTGAATACCGTTGATGACGGTCACCATCCGGAGGCGACCGGAGGGTGGGACAATTTCTATGTAATGTTCCAGACGGAAACAGGCAAATACTCCGGGGTGGTAAAGACAAAGGTCACCGACCGAGGGCGCGTGTTCCATGACATTACCGAGATACAAAAAGAAGGAGACCCGTCCACCCACGGTGTCAACGGAATAAATCCGCCGCCCGCTAGGACCGGGTCTCCCGAAGCCGGGCTTACCGACGGCAGCAACGGCATCAATGACACCGGAACATACCAAGCAAGCCCAACTTCTTCTGCCCCCATTATAGCAGATACATCCGCAAAGGGCAATACCCAGTATGCCCAAAATTCCGGTGGGCAAGCCTTTGATGACGGCGTAGGGGCCGCGAATGCGGGATTTGCCGGGGATTACAACCGTTTGCAGAACCAGTCGGAGCGCTTCCACCCGGAGGGCGAGAAGGCGGCCCGCCCGGTGGACGTTCCGGTGGAGGACTTCCAGGGGCGGAGCATCCCCAAGTCCGCAGCCACCGTCCTGGAGGCCGGGGCGACGCCGGACAGCGCGGTGGAGGTCATTGAACAGGCCATCGCCAACGGCGAGTTTTCGTTTGACCGCATCACGGATGAGGCGGCCCAAAAACGGGCGCGCCAGACCGTAGAGAGCAAGGGATGGGACGCTGCGCGGGAGTCCTTCCACCAGCAGGCGGCGGGCGGGAAGGCAGGAAAGCACACGATGGCCCTTGGCCAGCTGCTGCTGAACAACGCAATGAACGCTGGGGACAGCCGGGCGGTGATCGACATCCTGACCGACTACGCAACCCTTTCGACGCAGTCTGCGCAGGCCATGCAGGCGCAGAGAATGCTGAAAAAGCTTTCCCCGGAGGGCCAGCTTTATGGCATCCAGCGCAGCGTGGAGAACCTGCGCGGGGAGCTGGCGGAGCGCTATGGGGACAAGGCCCCGGACCTGAACATCGACGAGGCGCTTGTGGATCAGTTCCTGCAGGCGCAGGATCAGGCCGGGCGGGACGCGGCCATGGAGAAGATCTACCGGGACATCGCCCGGCAGGTGCCCGCCACCTGGATGGACAAGTGGAACGCATGGCGCTATCTGGCCATGCTGGGAAACCCGCGCACCCACGTGCGCAACATCGTGGGCAACGCCGCCTTTGCTCCGGTGCGCATGGTCAAAAATGCAATCGGCACTGCGCTTGAATCTGGCGTGGACTATTTCTCCCCCAACGGGATCCAGCGCACCAAGGCGGCGCTGAACCCGGCCAGCGCGGAAGACCGGGCGCTGGTCCAGGCGGCCTTTGCAGACCTTGCAAACGTGCAGGAGCAGCTGCTTGGCGGCGGGAAGTACAGCGAGAGCGCCATGGGGAAGATCGACAGGTACCGGACGATCTTCCGGACGCTTCCGTTGGAAGCCGTGAGAAAGGCCAACAGCGCAGCGATGGACGTGGAGGACACCTGGTTTTCCAGGCCGGCCTATGCGGGGGCGCTGGCAGGGTATCTGAAGGCAAACGGCATCACCGCACAGGCTTTGTCGGATGGGACTGCGGATGCTTCGGCTATGGACGCGGCGCGGGCCTATGCCGTCCGGGAGGCCCAGCGGGCGACCTATCGGGATTCCAATGCTTTTTCGGACTTCGTGTCCGGCCTGCGCTACCGGGGGAAAAACCCGGTTGGTCAGGCGGCCAATGTTGTGATGGAGGGCGTACTTCCATTCCGCAAGACCCCGGCAAACATCCTGATGCGCGGCGTGGAATACTCCCCGGCTGGGCTGGCGAAGGGCCTGAGCTACGATCTGGCAAAAGTACACTCCGGTGAAATGACTGCCGCACAGGCCATCGACAACATCTCGGCTGGCCTGACCGGTACCGGCCTTCTGGCTCTTGGCGCATGGCTTGCATCCATTGGGCTGGTATCCGGCGGCGGGAGCGGAGATGACGAGCAGGACGTGATGTCCGACCTGACCGGTGGGCAGGACTATGCGCTGACGGTCGGGGACCGGAATTTCACACTGGACTGGCTGGCACCCGAGGCGCTCCCGTTCTTTGTTGGCGTGGAGCTCTGGAACGCGATGACAGACCGCGGCGCGGACGGTGTCCAGTTCAAAGACGCGCTTTCCGCCATGGAGCGCATCACTGACCCCATGCTGGAGATGAGTATGCTCCAGGGCCTGCAGGACGCCATCGACAATGTGAGATACGCGGACGGCGGTACCTTGCCCAAAGTGGTGGCAAACGCTGCAGTCTCCTATCTGTCCCAGGGTGTGCCAACCCTCTTCGGGCAGCTTGAGCGCACATCGGAGTACAGGCGGGACACGACCTTCGTCGATCGGGCCTCCTGGATGCCAAACGATATGCAGTATACGCTCGGAAGGGTCATGAACAAGCTGCCGGGCGAGTTTCAGCAGATTCCGTATGTCGATGCCTGGGGGCGGCAGAAGAGCACAGGGAACCCGGCAGAGCGGTCATTCAACAACTTCCTCAATCCGGCCTACACGTCGAGGGAAAACGAGACAGAAGCGGACAAGGAGATCCAGCGGCTGCTGCGCGCCGGGCAGAGCGGCGTCGTACCCAAGCGTACCCCACAGAGCGTCGAGGTTACCTACAAGGAGAATCCCAAGGATGCGGAGAATCAGAAGCGTTATCTGAACGCCGAGGAATACGTTTCCTACGCCACCGTGAAGGGGCAGACCTCATACGAGCTGGCCATGGACATGATAAACAGCGACGAATACCGGAGCATGACCGATGAGCAGAAGGCCGAGGCGCTCAAACTGGCCTACGCCTACGCTGGGCATGTGGCGGCGGAGGAGGTCACGGACGGGAAGCACGAGAGTGAGGCGTATGTGGCGCTGGCACAGGCCGCTAAGAAAGAGCTTGGCCTGTCCGAGGCGGAGTACCTGCTGCTCTACGAGGAATACGGCGGCGCTCTGGTCAACGGGGACAAGGTGCGCGAGGCCTACCAGCAGGGGATGGAGCCGGAGACCTGGCTGGAGTACGCTTCCGGGAAGAGCGCCTACAATTCCGACGGTGAGGGCGGCCTGACCATAGCCGAAACCGCCAAGTCCATCCGGGAAAGCGGGCTGACAAACGACCAGCAGGAACTCCTCTGGCTGGTCAGCTACCCGGAGTGGCCGGAAAAGGCAGACAAGGCCGGTGTTCCAATCTCGGATTACATCGCGTACAAGGCTGCGACCGCCGGGCTGAAGAAGTCGGCGGAGAAAAAGGCCGCCCTGATCGACGCCGGGCTTCCGCTCTCCCTGTACGACAAAATCGGCTGAAAAAAGCCCCCGCCTCCCGTAGCATCGGCTTTTGGGTGGCGGGGGATGTTTTGTGAGCAGAAATTTAAATGATAAAACTTTTGTTTTTTGAACGGTTTATGAGTTGACGTTCAATTCTTAATATATCCACATATGGACGAAGCTTTCCATTTCGGACTAGGCTTAAATATCTTGCCGCCTTCTTTCGAACGGCCTTTATTGTATTTTCATCTTTCACAATATAGTGTTGACAGGATATGGTAAATTCTTTACTTATGTACTCTTCAGTAACTGGAATCATATTGCCAACCAGCAATGCCCGCTCATCTGACATGAAATTCATGATATGATAGTAAATACAGTTTCCGTATTTAATCTCATCCTGTGCTATTTTGGCCTTATATTTGTCTACCTTGCTACTTATAGGTATAAACCAAGTAATTCCATTGTGCTCCCTTATTGAAAGATAGTACGGGCGGCCTTCGGACTTATTATGCATGTGGCGATCACTTTTGAAGTCGGAAAAGTATCTGTCCTTTATGGTGTACAACCCACAATCGACAATCTCCATATAACCACGTCACCGTCTCTTTGTATAAAGAGAATCCCTCCGCGCATAGCGGAGGGAGCCCCTTTTAATTTTTGCAAGCCGTCTATTTATATGTCGCCGAACGGCAGGCGGCAATCAAAAGCACGTCCGGTATTTATTAGTCGCCCCGCGACAGGCGGCAAAGCGGAGCAGACGGGCGCAGATACGAGGGTGTATCTTTTCGTCTGGCGGCAGATTCCTCTGTCGCACTCTTATTATAGCAGCAGAGTAACCAAAAATATACGTCAATTTTATATAAAAATGCCAGCAAATCGTTGTTGACTTTGTTCAGCAAGTCCACGATAAATAATGAATTGATTGCTACAACATATTCCAAATGATAACTTCTGTAACTCCACAAAATATGTTATATCGAAACAGACTCCTACGATAGCTGCCATCTTCCGCCCCCGCCTCTCATCTTTCGCTCCCCCAACATCCTCCCCCACCCCCGGATGCCCTGTTCTGGTATCCGGGGGATGTTTTTGGGCGCGTCGTCCGTGTGCAAATCCGTGTGCAATTTTTGCGATTTCTTCATGTTATGTTGTATCTGATTTTATTATTTCGTATTCGCTCGAAAGCCAGCAAACCATTGATAAATCAAAGAAAAATCCCGAAGCCCTGATTTCTCAAAGCTTCGGGATTTGGTGGAGGCGGGGGGAGTCGAACCCGCCTATAAAATCTTCAAACCGATTGTGCCGCAATTACAAAGATTATTTTGTGTGCAAAATCGTGTGCAATTTTTCTTCGAAATAAGTGTCTACCAGATCTGCCACCTCTTCCTGCTTGTCCTTCATGGTGTGCTGGTAGACGTTCTTGAGCATATTGTTTGTGGCATGCCCCATTCGCTCCATCGCATATTTGTCTGGCACATTCAAGGCCAGCATGACGGAAGCATTAGCATGACGCAGTTCGTGAAACCGGTAATGTGGCAGCCCGGCTCCTTCGCAAAGCCTGGAAAACCGCTTATACATGGCTTGCCCGCTTAGATGTATTATATAGTCATCTGTGTGCGGTTGATCCTCGATTAAGGATTTGATATAGGTTGGGATTCTTATCCTTCGATCCCCGCTGTAGGTCTTTGTGCCCTTAAGCTTCGGACCGTCCTCTCCGTTAACAATGGCCTGCCGGATGTGCAGCATGTCGTCTGCGATGCAGTCCCATGTTAAGCCTCTGATTTCTGACGCCCTTAAGCCGAGCCACACGGCCAGCAGGATTGGCAACTCTACCGGAGTACCCTTCGCGGCCTCAATGATCCTGGCGATATCCTCTGCCGTCGGTATCCCCGCCTCGTATTTCCGCTTTTGAGGCAAGGTGGTACGCAGTGTCATCGCGGGATGATATTCGGCCAGCGCCGCGCTAAGCAGGCCGTGAGCGTTCCGGACGGTCTTAGGAGACAGCGTCCTGGACATGCTATTCATCTCGCGCTGTACCTTCTCCTGCGTCAAGGCGGAAAGCGTCGTTTTCATGATACCCTGCATGGTGTTCTTCCGGAGCTTTTTGTACCCGTATATCGTAGAGGGAGACAGGACAGAATCCTTGCTTTCGATATACCTGTCGATTGCCTCCCCAACTGTAAGCGACTCGGGCCGCTTGGCCTCATGGAGCAATCCGTTTTTTAGCGCCACAGCTTTTGCCTGGGCCACGTCCGGGTCGCCGTCCACTACGCTGACCCGCTTCCCTTCCACCATCACCTGGCATCTGTATTGCCCGGATGGAAGCAATTGCGGCGTCGGAAGTTTCTTTTTCATCTTGCACATTCCCCCAATCTTTGGTAAACTAGAGGAGCAGTAGGCGCTCAAACTTACTGTCTTTCCCCTGGCCGCCTCCGGTATCGTGAGTACCGGGGGCGGTTTTCATTGTTTTATTAAACTCTGAATCGTGATAAGATCTTCGCTAGTGTGACAATATGGGCATGGCGACAGTCCGAGCGTGTCGCAAGCCTTGCTTGTCATTACAAAAAATGTGGAATCTGGGCTATTGTCGCATTGTGTTGTGTGAAAATAGGTATCGTCTCCATCATAAATTAATCCAATAGCACATCGGACAAAAAAGTCATTAAACCCCATTTTTTCCGTGCTTGCCCTTAGTTCTCGCACTTCCGACAAAAGGCCGTCTTTCGCGGATTTCATGGATGTATATTTATGGTCCCAATTCTCTATTTCTTTTTCCAACAACTCATTTTTTGACGTAAGTTCATTCATGTCATTCTTCATTTGTTTGATATCCGTCCACAGAACAACACACAGTATGGCCAAAGCCACACACCCGACCCCCATAGATGCAGTGAGTAAGATTGGCATAAAGCCCTTATCTGTTCTACGTGTTTTAATCGTAATCTTTTCCGGTTCTGCCTTTGTCACCACGTTTGGAGCGTATCCATCGTCATGATCCGGCCCGGCTCGCTCTTGTGCTTCGGGCTCCTCTTCCGTACCCTGGCGTTCCTGCTCTTCGGTCTGGCGATGGGCCTCTGCTTGTTCCTGGGCCCTGCGCCGGGCCTCTTCCTGCTCCGCGGCCCTTTCCTGGGCCTCCTTCCGCTGTCTCTGCTCGCGTTCCGCACGGGCCTGCTTCTCGCGTCTTTCACGCTCCCCCTGCGCGGCCTTTCTCTGCTCATACTCCAACTGAAAGTCATATTCCCTGCGCCGGTCCGGGTCGTGCAGGGTGGCATAGGCTTCGTTGAGCTGCAGAGTTTTGATCCGAGCCACCTCAGGGCTTCCTTCGAATACGTCGGGATGAAAAAATTTGATCTGCTCCCGATAAGCCCGCTTGATCTGGTCTGGGGTGGCAGCCTTCGGCACGCCCAAAATGTCATAATAGTTTAACATTGCGGCGCATCCCCCCTCCCCTTACTTGCGTTTCTCTCCAGCTCATCGCAATAATCAATGTACTCTGGCACAGTCATCTGATTCTTACTGGCATAGTGGACCACAAGCTCATAGGCCAAATCTGCAACCGGCTCACTTGCCCGCCGTGCTGCCTGACGCCTAGCTTCGTCCTCAGGGATGCCGGAAGACATCTTTTCTTGCGCCATGCAAATCTGGATGTACTCCAGCACCTGCGTTCCATTCTTCTCAGCAAGATGCGACACAAGGCGCAAGGCGTCCTCTTCCTCCGGGTCCAACGCTGGGGTGGCTGTGGGTTGGTTGGGAGCATCCTCGCCTAAAATCTCACATAAATCTTTGGGCGCGTAGCAGGTGCCATATACCCTAAAGTAATCCACGATATTATCCGCATTCATGCCAACTCTTCCCAGGGACAGTAGAGCAGTAATCGCCATGCCTGCAAAAAATCCGACCCGGGCGTAGGGACCGCAAAAGCGAAGAACCGCGTAAATTATACCGCCTGCTATTACGATCCAAGTTAGTATGGTGACAGAACACCGCCGATAAATGCGTCCGGTATCAACAAAGCGTCCTTTAGAGAACATCTTGGTGGCAGGGATAGTGCAGAATAGAGAGATCAGGATTTGCAGAACTCCGAAGGAATATAAGAGTACACCAACAAACCACATGCCGATCGTTAACAAGATATTTAGCATGGCAGCCGTCCCCCACTTCCTCAAAATTTCATGTAGTGTTCCACGTCCAGGTTCCCATATGTGTACCAGCAGACCGCTTTGCGCATGAAGTCGATCGACACGTCAAATAGCTCTGCCAGACTCCATATCTCAGTATATCCATCGGCCACGGCGCGATCCAGGTCGTTTTCGCTGAGGAACTTCTCGATAGCCCACTTGTCTGCGCGTTTCTCATACTTTTGGCGGATGTCACAGGCTGCGTATTGGTTATAAAAACTGCCGGTGAGGCAATGTCCCAGCTCATGGCCCAACTTCATCTTTTCGTCCATTTCGCTTTCCAATTTGAAGGGGTCAATCGCGATACAGCAGTTCCCGTCCTGATCCACCACGGATAGGGCCTCTCTCTTTTTCAGCTTATAGCAATCTACAGCGATATCTTCTTTTTCCGCAAGCCGGTAGAGTGCTGAAAGCGTCATCATTGCTTCTTCTTTTTCCTTTCCGCGACAAAGGCGGCGTACCTGCGCACGTCCTCCAGATCCTCATCGTCAATGTCGCTCGCGTTACCCCAGAGAGCGAACTTCAAATCGTCGTCGTCAAATCGGCGCTCACCCTCCGGGGTGGGCGCTTTTTTTGTTTCTTCGCCATATACCTCATCCAGAGTAACGCCCAGAATATCTGCAAATTTTTGGGCGTTAGGTTTTGAAAGGTCTTTGCTTCTCCCGTTATTTAATTCAGACATTGTGGAACGAGGAACCCCGGCAGCCTTACAAAGAACAGTCATGTTCTTATAACCATGTTCCCTTCCAAGACTTTCTATATGCTTGTACAAATCTTCCATAATTCCCTCCGGCATTTGTGCAAAAAGGAAAAAGAGGAAAACAAACTCACAGATAATCTGACACCAATTAAAAAGACTAGGCTCCATGCGCTCGCTCCTCCATTCATTAAAGGCTATACGAACTATCACCATCCAAACAGCTCTTGCCTATATCCGGGTGTCCATTGTCCCAGGACGCGGCCCACGGTGCGCAGCTCGTCGAACTCGCTCACTATGATGTCGTCATACTTCGGGTTCAGAGAGACCAGCCGGATCTGCTGATTTTCCCGATCGACCATCAGCTTCTTGCAGTATGCTTGACCATTCAGGACGAATATCCCGATTTTACCAGGCTCAATGCTGAGGCGGGCCTCCACAAAGACGGTGCCGCCGTTATGGATTTTAGGTTCCATACTGTCGCCGGAGATGACAATGCCAAAATCCATATTCTCCGGGATAACATCCCGCGGATACTGCTCAATATGGGATTCCGGTTCATCAAGATAATTTCCCAGACCAGCGGCGGACGGCTGGTCATAAACATTGATTTCCACCATAGGCCCGCTCCGCTTTGGCTTCGGCATGGTGATGATTTTATCACCGTCATCCTCATGTTTGGAATAATGGGAAAGAGCCTTTTCCTCATATCCTAAAATAGCCTTGACGGCCCCTTTGCCGTGTTCAGTCAGCTTTTCATAGCTTTTTGCGATTTTCTGCGCCTCCTCCGAGAGATCGGAGGGGGCTTTTTTGGTAATCTTGGGTTCTTCTATATCTGGTTCTCCATAAAATTCGCGGACAGATATATTTAGGAGTTTACAAATCGGAAGTACAAGCTCTACGTCTGGGCTGTTCTTCCCTTTGATCCAGTTTGTAACGGATGACTTTGAAACACCTAGTTTTTCGGCGACTTCTTTCTGGCTATAACCAGATTCCGCAATATGCCGTTCTAAACTGGCTCGTATGGCTTCTCTGAGTTCGCCCACCCAAAGTCCCCCTTTCTTATTTATATCTGTATCATACACTGGAATTTATGGTTTGTAAACACGGAAATGCAGAATTTCTGAATTTTTGTTTTATTCCACTTGACAGTTGAGATTTACTGAATTATAATAAAAACGTAGTTAAGAATATCTGCACTTCCGAGGAGGTGATTATATGGCGATTGTTCCTGCTGTCCGAAATTATTTGCAGGAGCACGGTATCAAGCAGTCATTTGTGTCCGAGAAATGCGGGTGGTCTAGGCAAAAAACTAGTTGCATTATCAACGGGAAATCCAAGATGACTGCTGAGGAGTATCAAGTTCTGTGCAAGGCGCTCGGAGTACCATATGAGCTATTTTTGGATAACTGAAAGGAGGAGCAATGAATCTGATCGGGAGAAAACACCGCAGCGAAGCTTCAGAGCGTTCAAAGGACTACGAACATGGCTATTCGGATGGCTACTGCAAAGCGGAACGGCTATTTTCGGATACCATAGTGTTTCAGGATTCGTACATTTCCGCGCTTGAACGGAGGCTAAAAAAACAAGCCTGTGAAGATTCCAACAGCGGAAAGAACGGCTGCGATGACAGCCGCCCACTTCGAAATCTTTGAGTCACGTTCTTTTCGAATCCATTCGCGTCCTTCTGGCGTAAGGGAGTATGAGTTAGCGTGGTAACATTCATAACTCGTCTGAAAATATTCCGCTTTTACGCACAGCACGATTACATCGTGGCCGGGGTATTTTTTCCATTTGCTCTTTATGTCCGCAATCAAAACAGAATGGTTCTGATTACCGCCCAGCTTTTTTAACTTTATCAAAAATTGGTATTGAACATCCATAAAAACACGCCCTTTCGCCCGTATTTTACCACGGCGGAATGGACAAGCGCAACCAAAGAAAGGAAATGGCAGAATGAGCCGACGCAAGCATCCGCGGCCGCCTCCCAACCCGACCGCATTTTGCAACCTGCATCAGAGGCTTATGAACGATACCTATATCCATCGACGCCGGTGCCTATTTAAGGGCAGACCAATCTGCAAGCATTTGGAATGGCTGGCGAAGAGATGGAATGACAAAAAGGAGGACAACCACCATGCCAAAAGTATATCTGACGGAGGCCCAACGGCAGGAAGCGAAGCTCGACCGGCAGAACAAGATGCTCGGGGATGGCTTGGCCTGTTACAAGGCGATCAACAAGCTGACGCTTGAGCAGATCGGGTCTGGGCTTGGCATGAGCAAAACCACGGTCATGCACATCATACAAGGCAAAGACAAGCGCATCCCGATCCAGTCGTTTTGGAAGCTGCTGGAGATGGCTGGCCTGGAGGTCAGGCGGAAGGAGGCCGCATCATGAGCCAAACCAGAAATGAGCGCCGCAGGGCGCGAGGGCAGGCCAAGGCGGGACTTTTGGCCGCAGGGCTGTGTCTCGTACCGCTGTGGGTTCCGGGGCTGATCTGCAGGGCGCTGGAGGCAATGGGGCTATGAGAGTGATTCAATCTGCCGAACTGCATGAGATCATCCGAAAGCACAACCTCTGGCTACAGGGTGAAGACGGAGGTGAGAGGGCCAACCTGAGCGGGGCCAACCTGAGCCGGGCCATCCTGAGCGGGGCCATCCTGAGCGGGGCAAAAGGTCTGGATAGCGTTAGATACAACGAGCAAACGGCATTTTTTGCTCTACAATGCCCAGAAAGCGGAGCATATACCGCATACAAAAAAGCACGCGGCCTGATTGTCGAGCTGGAGATACCAGCAGATGCGCTCCGCTCGTCCGCTACTAGCCGCAAGTGCCGGGCAAGCAAAGCACGGGTCATCAGCATCACAAATGCCGACGGGAACCCGGCTGGCGATCGGGTCGCAAGTGACCACGACAAAGACTTTGTGTATGTGGTCGGACAGACGGTCGAAGTACCTGATTTTGATACCGACCGCTGGACCGAGTGCTCTACTGGCATCCACCATTTTATCACCCGCGAAGAGGCGGTGAACTGGTGAATATAGTAAGTTTTGGGGGCGGCACAAATAGCACCGCAATGATTATCGGAATGTATCTTCACAAAATACCGATTGACCTAATTACTTTTGCAGACACAGGCGGCGAACAGCCGCACACCTACGAATATATAGAGATTTTCAACGAATGGTTGAAAAAACACAGCCTTCCGGAAATAACGACAGTTTTCTACACAGACAAAGACGGAAACCGCATGACACTTGAAGAAGAATGCCTAAAATCTGGCACTTTGCCTTCAATCGCCTATGGCTTCAAAAAGTGTTCACTAAAGCACAAGATCGGAACACAAGAAAAGTTTTGCAATCACGATCCGCGTTGCAAATCAGAATGGAATGCGGGACGGCGTGTTCACAAATACATAGGATACGACGCAGGCGAAACGCGGCGCGTTCAACACGCGGCGGCGGCAGATGAAGCAAATAAAAAGTACGAAAATCATTATCCACTCTATGAATGGGGATGGGATCGTGAAGAATGTGTCCGCGTGATCGAGCGGGCGGGGCTTCCGAGGCCGGGGAAGTCAAGTTGCTTTTTCTGCCCTTCGATGAAGAAAAAAGAAATCCAGGCCTTGTGGGAAGAATATCCAGACTTGTTCCAACGTGCGGTCGATATGGAGCGCCGTGCCGCAGATAGCCTTAAAACGGTGAAAGGGCTTGGCCGCAACTGGTCGTGGGAGAGCTATTACGCGGAGTACATGAGGGCAAAGACGTTTGAGGCCGCACAGATCACATTTGACGACCTGTTCCCGGAGACGCAAGGCGGTTGTATTTGTGGCGCGCCATGCGGTTGCTACGATGGGTAATGCGTGGTGCGCCCGATGGGCTGGGCCGACAAAGGAGGCCACATGATGGACAAGCTGCTCAAGGTAGCCGTCATCACGTGGGCGGCATTTTTAATCCTGCTGGCAGGCATGCTGCTGACAACAAATGGACAGGAGGCGGGAGCCGATGCGGCCAAATCGCTACCAGAATATGACGCAGGAAGCGGCAGCGGAAGGGACGCTGGGATACCCATGGGCCTATGGCGTACTGCGGAGCATACTGGCCGGGGGACACAACGAGTGGCCAGCCCAGAGGGTGGACAAGGCGATTTCTTTCATGCTGACGTTCGAGGCGGAGATGGAATCGGCGAAGACCCGGACGAGGACGCCCTGATCACCGCCGCACTGGAAGAACAGGGATACTTCCGGGCGGACGTACCTCTGGATTACGAGCTGCAGGATGTCTTACATACGGCGGCACAGGCCAATGGTGTGCCGTACCACGTGGCGCTGGGGCTGATTTGGACGGAAAGCCGGTTTCAGGCGGATGCAGACAACGGCACCTCATACGGACTTTGCCAGCTCAACCGGAACTACTTCCAGAGCGGCCTCACACCGGCGGAAAACATTGAGGCTGGCATGGAATACCTCGGGAGCCTGATCGAGCGCTGTGGAGACCTGAGCGCGGCGCTGTGCAGTTATCACGACGGCCATGACACCGGGCGCAGGGGATACAGCAACGCCGTCCTGGAGGCGGCTGGAAAATGGCAATAAAAAACGCTTCCTCCAGAGGCCCAGCGCCGGTACTATGAGGCCAACCGGGAGAAGGTCGCCGAGGCCCAGCGGCGGTACCGTGAGGCCAACCGGGATAAGATCGCAGAGGGCAAGCGGGAGCTGCGAGATTACCGATTATCTTTGGGGCTGACTCAAAAATCGTTTGCTGCGCTGTTGGGAGTGAGCCAACCCTCGATTTGCTACTGGGAGACCATTTCCCCGCCGAAGGACTGGAAGGAGATCATCAAAAATACTACGACGATGCGACCGGAATGACATGCGAAAAAGCGCCGCTCTCCAGCGCGCAGGCCGGAGGGCGGCAAAGGAAATCTAAGACAAGCCTATTATGAGGCAATGGAGTCGATTTGTCAATGGGGATCACACAGGAAACGCGCCGCGAGGCGTATCAAGATATCCAGCTGGTGGCGAACAGCCGCCGCAGGCTGATCTACACCACCCTGCGGGAGCGGGGGCCGATGACGGCGGAGGAGCTGGCGGACACCCTTGGCTTTTCCGACAAGAACTCTGTCCGGCCCCGCCTCACGGAGCTGAAAGCCCTACGGCTGGTCGACGTTATTGATAAACGCAGGGCCAGAAGCGGGAAGAAAACCTCGGTCTGGGCCGCGCTGTGGGAGGGGGAGAAAGTATGATTTGCACGAACCCACTATGTGACACACAGGAAAAAGCTCCAACAGGTTATTGCGCCCGATGCGGGGCTGACCTGTACTCATATGATATTGGGACCATCTGCACTAAATGTCGGGAAGAAATCAAAGCTCCGGAAACCATTGTGGAATATGCGGAGGCATGGCCTCGAAAGTGGTTCAAGTTTATGTGGGATATTATCAATGAGGACTATATGAAGCCGGTGCTCCAGCAGTTTAAGGAATACTGCGAGGGGGGCGACGCGGATGGCCCCGACTTTGAAAGCTGGGCGGAAAACTGATGGCGACACTGCTGTTTTTTGACCAGGGGCATAAGTACACCCTGGACGGGGAGGAGCTGCCCAGCGTATCCGAGTTGTGCCGCTTCCTTTCCCGCGAGATTTACGGGGATGTGGCACAATGGCGGCTTGACAACGCCGCAGACCGGGGAACCACCGTTCACAAGGCCTGTGAGGCGCTGGACAAGTTCGGCGCGGTGGATGTGCAGGACGCCATTCTCCCATACCTGAAGGCATACCTTAAATTCAGACGGGAGCACGCGGTGGAATGGCAGAAAATCGAGTACGCCGCACACCACCCGGAGCGCCGCTACGCGGGCACCATCGACCGCTACGGCCTCGTGGACGGCGCACGTGCCCTGGTGGATCTCAAGACCAGCTATACCATTCATAGGCCCCTATGCGACGCCCAGCTCAACCTCTACCGCTGGCTGCTGGAGGCCCAGGGGCTTCCCGTGGACAAGCTCTATATCTTGCATCTAAGGAAAGATGGAAGCTATAAGCTCCAGCCCTTCGACCGAGACGACGTACTTCCGGAAGCGCTTTTGACCCTCCACAATGCGTTAAAAAAGAAAGCGAGGAAACGCAATGCCTGATGAAGTTGTAACCGCCCAGGAAGCCGCTGAGGCCCCGGCTCTTACCCCGGCGCCCGCAATACCCGGCGGCTTGACCATGTGGAATGACACCAAACTGATGAACCTGGCGTACCGCACCGCCGGGATGCTCTCCCGCTCCGGCCTGGTGCCGGACAGCTACCGCAACAGCCCGGAGAACTGCCTGATCGCCATCGACCTGGCCAACCGGCAGGGCCTGTCCCCCATGATGGTCATGCAGAACCTCTATGTGGTCAAGGGCAGGCCCGCCTGGAGCGGATCGTTCTGCGCCGCCGCGGTCAACGGCTGTGGCAAGTTCTCGCCTCTGGAATATGTATTTGTGGGTGAGCATGGAACTCCATCCGAGGGCTGTTTTGCTCGCGCCACCCGCCTGGCCAACGGCACACAGTGCGTTTCCGAAACCATCACCCTGAAAATGGCGAAGGACGAGGGCTGGATGGACAAGGGCGGCTCCAAGTGGAAAACCATGCCACGGCAGATGATGATGTACCGCGCCGCATCCTTCTTCGCACGGGCACACTGCCCGGAGGTGCTGCTTGGCATCCAGACCATGGAGGAGGTTCAGGACGTGCGGGGATATGACGAGATACAGACCGCCGTCACCACCGTCGTTTTGGAGGAGCACACATGCTGAACCACATTGTACTTATGGGCCGCCTCGTCAGAGATCCCGAGTTGCGCCACACGCAGTCGGGGACCGCTGTTGCCTCCTTCACACTGGCTGTCGACCGGGATTTCAAGGACAAACAGACCGGCGAGAAGGCCACTGATTTCATTGATATCGTTGCCTGGAGGCAGACGGCAGAGTTTGTCTCCCGCTACTTCACCAAGGGCCGTATGGCTGTGGTGGAGGGCCGCCTTCAGATCCGCGACTGGACCGACAAGGAGGGCGGCAAGCGCCGCTCGGCCGAGGTCATCGCGGACAACGTCTACTTCGGCGATTCCAAGCGGGACGCTGAGGCGTCGGGCGCCTATGCGCCGCCCGCGGCCGGCGGCTATGCGCCGCCTCCCGCCGCTCCTTCCGGCGGCTATGGCGCGCCCTCCGGCGGCGACCAGTTTGCCGGTTTGACCGACGACGACGGTGAGCTGCCCTTCTAAAGGACCTTCGGCGCGCCGGACGGACGCGCCGGATCAAACAAGCCGGG